AGACGCCGCGCTCGGCTGCGCCGTTGTTGGCGTAGAACACGTCGCCCTCGTAGTCGAAGTTCGCGTCGTCAGGAGCGAGCGCGAGAGCGTAGAGGAGCTCGGCCGCAGCAGCGGAGACGCTGGACTCGATCGTGATGTCCTTGAACGCCGCGTTCCTGCTGCTGTCGCTCTGGCTGCTGATCGTGCCGCTGATCCACTTCCACTTGCTGCTGACCATGTCGAGCTTCAGGGAGTTCGTGGTCGTTCCGGATCCGTCCGGGGTGATCAGGGCGCCGCTGGTCGCGTCGATCGCTTTCCACTCCGCCGAGGCCGCTGCCTGACTGTTCGAGGAGTCGGCCGCGTTGTTGTTGGCGAGGATCTGCAGTTCGCCGTAGACGAAGCGGATGCCGCCGCACCATTCCCAGACGTTTCCGTTCAGGTCCCAGATGCCGTTCGGGCTCTTGTCGTGGCTCCACGTGAGCGGGCCGGTGCCGGTGGCCACGCGGTTGATCTGGCCGCCGCTGGAATAGGTCGGGATCGCCTTGTAGTTGCTCTCGCGGCTGTCCTTGCCGTAGTTGTTGTTGCCCCACGGGAGGAAACCGTTCTTCTTGCACCAGAGGGCGAGCAGGCCCCATTCTGCCGCGGTGATCTCGTGGAAGCCGTGGCCGGCTGCTGCCGCCTTGCTGACGAAGGCGTCGAGGCCGCCGCCAGAGCTGGGCGCGTAGGGATCCACGCCGGGGAGGGAGTAGAGGATCCCGTCCCTGTTGTACGCCTGATACTTGCCGATGTAGATCGCGTCGACCTCCTGACCGTTCACGATGAAGGCCGGGTGGGTGTTGCTGCTGCCGCCGGTGATCAGGTCGCTCATTTTGCACTTGGGGATCTTCACGTAGATGCTCGGGTAGCCGTTCACCTTGTCCGCGATGATCTCGTTGTTCGGGCATACCATCTTGACGGCCAGAGCCGTCAGGTCATAATTAGCTGCCATTTCTTTGTCCTCCTTTTAGTCGATGGCCCAGAGGGTCAGGACGACGGTGCTCATGTCGATCGGGTCGAGCGTGGGCGGATCCTCCTCGGTCTCTCCGGGTGTGTAGGTGGCCGCGGGGATGTCGATCTCCGCGACGTACTTGGTGGCGCCGACGGTCCCGATGGTCAGGTTGCCGGCGGAGTCGACGCAGATGTCCAGATGGACGTCCCAGTCTTTGCGGTAGCGCTCGCAGTTGACGGCGAGAGCGTAGTCGTCGAACGCGAGGACCTTGCCGTTGCTGCCGGTCTGCTCCCATTCGATCTTCTGGCCTTCGTTTTTCTCGACGACCTGCACGTGTTTGATTGCCATTACTGTGTACCTCCTCTGATCTTGATCTTCAGCGTGACGCTGGTGCCGCTGCCGTCGAAGCTCAGCTTGAAGCCGTTCAGCAGCTTGTTGGTGACGTGGATCCCGCCGACCGCGCCGGTGTTGGCGACGATCTCGAGGACCTCGACGTCGTAGTTGGTGCTGGCCTTATCTCCGCTCAGGGCGACCGTCTGGGCGCTGTTGTTGAACGGGTAGGGGGCCGTGTTGGTGAGTGTGACCGTCTTGATCTCCTCGTCGAGCTGTCCGGCGGTCTGATACTGCTGGATCGCGAGGAGCGTGACGGCCATGTGTGCGTCCAGAGCTCCGCCTTCTTCGATGTTGTTGAAGTTCGCGGCACTCTGGTTTGTTCCCGCCTGCACTTCGGGATAGTAGAAGAACAGGATCGCGGCCCCGTTCGCGGGAGCCGTGTCGAAGGTCAGGATGTTGGTGGCCGGGTTGTAGACCCAGTCGTAGACGCGGACGCCTGCGACTGTGACCTTGGCCACGAACAGGGGCTTCGCTGCGACGCTGAAGTTCACCTTCGACCCGGTGCCGCTCGCGCTTTCCGTGGTCAGCGTGGTGCTCAGGATCTCGTCCTTCCATTTCGTAGGCTTGAACATTGTCGGGTTTCCTCCTTCCTTTATTCGTCCTCAATGACAGGCAGGACGATCTTGATCATGGCGCCCTGCCCGGAGGCCTTGGTGATGTTTTCGGCCTGTTCGGCCGCGACCACTCCGCGGATGTCGATGATCCGGGAGGCGATGATGGTGCCGGCGACGTTATCGAGCGCGGAGCAGACCGCGATCAGGACGATGCTCGTCCCTTGGATCTCCTTCGTCTGCAGCTCCGCGTTGTACCACGTCGACCCGACTTTGAGCTGGACCTTGTCGATCGCTGCGAGCCATTGACGGCGGCGCTGATCGAGGAAGTCGTTCTTGTAAAATGCCATTGGTGTGCCCTCCTTTCTTAGGCCCCGCAGACCCTCGTCCCGCACTTCACGTAGGCGAAGGCGTCGGGGATCGTTTCCGGACCTGACTGTGCGATGTTATCCCTCAGGCCGCCCACGTTCTGCGGGTGGGGCCTGACGCCCGTCAGGGCTCCGTCTCCGGGCTTCGTGTAGCCGAAGATCCCGGGCTCGGTCTCATGTCCGGAGAGGACCGTGATCGAGCCGTAGCCGCCGACGTTGGTGATCCGCGGACGGGTACCGGCCTTCACGTAGATGAAGGCGCCGGCGCCGCCGACGTGCTTCGCGAGGACCGTGATCACGTGCTCCATGTAGGCATAGACGCCGAGCAGTCTCGAGCGGGCGCTCTTGGCCGCGTTGGCGGCCTCGATGAACTCGTTGTAGAGGGTGTCGTCGCTGACGTCCTCGGTCGTGCAGATGTAGAAGGTGTAGGGCTTGCCGTTCACCTCATACCACTCGACCACGACGCCGCTGCCGAGGTAGTTCGAGACGAGCTCCTCGACTGCGTACTTGGTGCCGCGGTGTGCTTTGATCAGCCTCGCGTTTTTGATGGTCGCCCGCTTGGCCTCGATCGTCATGCTGGACTTGTACCAGTCGACGTTCAGCTCCCACGCGAGCTCGTCCAGTTGGGCCTCAGGCAGCGCGTCGATCTGATCCCAGACGCGGAGCTGCTTGGCGCGGCTTCCGGGATCCCGGATCAGCTCGTCGACGGCCTTCGTGAGGGCGATGTTCGTCTCGTCCTTCCTCATGAACTGCGGCAGCAGGCGGAGGGAGTTCGGCGCGTTGATCTTCTGGCCCATTTAGTTCACCCCCTCCTTGACGATGTGGCTGACCGTCAGGTTGCCGGACCACTTCGCGAGAGTCGTCCCTGGCAGGTCTTGGTAGACCGGCTTCGTGATCTGGACCATGGTGGCGCCGACGGCGCCCTCCCAGTCCGGCGCGAGGATCAGCTTCCTGAGGTAGTCCGGGTTGATGTCGCGCTTCAGGCTGCTGCCCTGCCAGTAGACGTACTGGTCGATCGCTCCGCCGGATCCTTCGACGCTTGCGATGCAGGCCGCCTCGTCGGCCGCGGTCGTGTAGTAGACCAGCTCGATGTCGAAGTACTCGACGTCCGGGGCCTTGACCGTCACGCGGTCCGTGAGAGGCCTCACGTCGCTCGCGCTGCAGGTGTTCAGCACGGCGGCCAGATCTTCGGCGGTTGGGATCTCGCCTCCGAAGCAGACCGGCGTGATCACGACCTCGCCGTCGGCGATCTCCTCGATCTCGACGTCCAGAGACGCCGCGGACGCGAGGATCCCGCCCGGGACGATGGTGATGATCAGGAGCCGGCTGTCGGAGTAGTCGACGGAGTAGTCGCTTGTCAGAGCTGCGACCGTCGAGGATCCGTGCGCCTTGACCTTGAGGGTGGCCTCCTGCAGGTTCTCCCCGCCGATGAAGGCGTAGGCCGTGCCGCTCCGCGTGTAGACCGGGATCTCCTCGGCTCTCGTCCGGATCAGGTTCTCGACGATGGCGTCGGAGATTCTCGCCGGGTTCGAGGCGATGGCCCAGTAGCGGTAGGCTGCAGCCGGGCCGGCCGTGCTGATCGCGTCGCCGGAGTTCCGGATCCGCTCACGGTAGGCGTCGTCGCTTTCCTCGTCCTCGCCGCCGCCGGTGGCCACGATGTTCGTGACGTTGTCGACGAGCGGGATCTGGCTGATGTCGACGATGGTGTTGATCTCGCCGATGCCGATGTCGTTGCCTTCCTTGCCGCCCGTCTCGGCCGTGGCCGTGACGTCGACGTAGGTGCTGCCCGCCTGCAGGACGACCGTGTTGTCTGTCACGAAGTAGCGGACGTAGTCGCTGGTGCAGCGGATCCCGGCCGGGATGGCGATGTTCGTCGAGATCGCCTCGTCGATCGAGAAGCGCAGGGTGGTCGTCGCCGGCTTCGGGCTCTCCCGGTAGACCTTGAAGTTCTCACCCAGCGCGTCGAGGACTTCGCCCCGTGCATAGCGGAGCATCTTCTGTCTGCAGCTGTCATTGACGAGCGAGAACAGAGAAACAAAAAGCGGCGCCAGAGCCGACTCGCCGAAGATGCGGCGCTCGTCGCCCGGGTACAGCGGTTCGCTGCATCCGTTTTCGAGCTGCTGCAGGATCGTGGTCAGGATGACGCCGCTGTCTGTTTCGATAAAATCGAGATTGCTCACTTTTCTCCCTCCTTTCTGCTCAGTTGGATGTCATACGTGAAGTCCCCGCGCTCGTTGCCGGTGACTTCGATGTGGTCGACGTCGATCCTCGGCTCGAAGATCTCGAGCTGCCTCTCGGCGTCTGTTTGAGCCTCTCCCGCGGCCGTGTTCATCGGCTGGTCGTGGAGACGACCGTCGACGCCCTTGATCCGCTCGTAGGCGACCTCGCCCCGGATGGTGCTGAGGATGTTCGTCGCGCAGACCTCTGGCCTGCCGTTTCCGCTTTTTCTCATGGCGTTCCTCCTTCTCACCCGAGACTGAGCTCGTTCGTGTAGACCCAGCTGTTGATCCCGTCAGGGTTGCCGAGGAGGGTCTTGGCGCCGTTGATCTGGCTGACCTTGTGCTTCCTCTGCTTCACCCAGTCCGGGATCTTCTGGCCGGTGTAGTATCTGGTGCCGGTCGGGTAGACGTAGTCGCCGACCTTGATGCCTCTGGCCGGGGCCTGCTGGACTGCTGCCGGAGGCGTTGCGATCTCGGCCTTGACGGCCGGAGTCGCTGCGACCTTCAGGGCGCTCGTGGTCGTCTCCGGGACGCTGGTGGTGTCCTTGTCGTACTCCTTGAACGTGAAGCTCAGGGTCGCGAGGAGCATCCGCCCGCTGTTGTCCAGTTTGACGTCGCTGACTGCGACCTTCCGGAGCTGGAACTTCGGGCCGAGCTGCCGGCCGTTCAGGTAGAAGGGGCCGGTCAGCGTGACCATGCCCTTCCATTGTTCGATCTCGCTGCGGACGTCGACGCCGGCGCCGGAGTGCAGGACTGTCTTGAAGGTCAGGGGGACGAGCTGCGTCCCGCGCTGATTAGTCGGCGCCTGACTCTCGGTGCTGCTGTTGTTGTCCGCCTGCTGCTCATAGGAGAAGGCGAGGTTCTCGAGCGCGAGGACCTCCCGAGGGCTGACGACCCACTCCTTGTTTCTCCATTTTGCCATCGTGGACACGTGTCCTCACCTCCTTCACTCGTTGGCCTGTCCGGTGACGCTGCTTCCCGGATCGTGGCCCCACGTGTAGTTGTGCGTGTGCTTTTGGAGGCTGACCCCGCCGGCCTTGACGTCTCCGGCGGCGGTGATCCCGGCGATGAAGTAGTAGCCCCAGTCGCCGTCGGCTCTCCCGAGGAGGATCCCGGTCTGATCGTCGAACTCGACGAACACGACCTCCATGCCTTTCTTCAGGTTCCCGCTGCCGCCCCTGAGGTGCCACGGGACGACGAGGTCATTGGTGACGATCCCGGCCTTCGTCTGCACCCGTGCCGTGTTTTTCGCGGTGTTCAGGCTCGCGATGGTGCCTTTGTCGATCGTTCCCATTTAGTAGCCCTCCAAAATGACCCTCCTGAAGTAGAGGGTGCTGTTGTTCTTGACGTAGTCGTGGCGGACCTTGCTCAGGAAGATGGTCCCGTCCCACGCTGCCGCCTTGGTAGTTTTGAGGCTCATGATGCTGACTGCAGCGTAGCCGGTCATGAGCTCCTCGGTGAAGCTCCCGGTCTGGCCGTTCTTGTTAGCCTCCCTGAGGAGCCCCTTGGCGAAGCGTGCCGCCTCCGCGGCGCTGTTCACCTTGATTGGGATCGCCGGCCGGAGGACTTTGTCGGTCGTCGCCTTCGGATCCGTGAAGGATCCGGAGACGCTCCCGCTCGTGACCTCCGCGCTGCCGTAGGCGAGATCCGTGGCGTCGTTGTAGAAAAAGACGCCCGCCTCGCCGATCTGCAGCTCGCCGACCGGCGTCTGCTGCTCGATGTACGCCTCGTTGTAGACGATCAGGCTGCCGTCATAGATGACCATCTGGCAGCCCTCGAGAGAGCAGAGCCGAGAAAAAAACGCGAAGTCCGTCTCGTTCGTCTGGGCCATGTAGGCATAGACCTGATCCGTGACTCCGTAGATCTTGAAGGTCAGGCCGTGCCGGGCGGCGATCTCGTTGCCGAGCTGGAAGAAGTGGACCGCGGCCCACGACTTCGATCGCTTTTCCTTGCCGCTGATCGGCATTGACATGGCCCTGACCGTGTAGAGGCCGTTCTCCGGCCTCATTTGGTGGATGAACATGGCCCCCGTCTTTGCCGCCTCGTGCTCGAAGGCGATCTTGTCGCCGGGTTGGGGGTTCCATTTGCTCCATACGCCTCGCGGATCATTGAACCGGAGGACGAAGGTGTCCGCCTGCTTTTCCGCGTTCATTTCGTGGACCGCGTAGTTCAGGCTGACGTCGTTGTAGATGTCGACGCCGTTGTAGAGGATCCTCATGTCTCCTCACCTCGGCGCCATGGCGGGAGCGTCTCCGGCGTGTCGACGCTCTCGTAGATCGGGAGCTTCAGCTCCATGTTGGGCCCGAACACGACCACGTCGGCCGTGTCCGGGTTGAACTTGATGATCCGGTGGGCGAGCCGTTCCTCGCCGTACATGGCCAGAGCCAGCGCGTCGAATGTGTCGCCCTCCCGTGTCGTGTAGGTCTTGTACCCTATGATCCTATCAGGCAAAACAGCTCACCTCCCTCATGCGGATGAACTCCTCGAGCCAGTCGAAGAACTCGGCCTCGTGCTCGCGCAGGCGAGCCATGAGGTCGTCGCTGCTCTCGCCGGATCCTTCGACCGTCGGGCTCCATGTGAAGCCGCTGAAGTCGTAGATCACGGTCGGGCCGCTCGTGCTCTGGCTGAGCTCATTGAGCGAGAAGTTGTCCAGCTCGACCAGTTTGCCGGCTTGGGCCGTGTAGCTTTCGCCGGACTGCTCCGCGAGGACCTCGCGGAAGATGGTGGCCATCTTGTCCCAGAGTGTATCGAGGGGCAGGACCGCCTCCTGACCGGCTTCGCCTCCGCCGAGCAGCGTGCCGCCGAGCATCCCGAAAAGCATCGGGTTGTCGAGGATGCCGCCTTCTGCGTACCAGCTGATCGAGAGCTTCGGGATGGAGCCCTTCAGCAGGTCGCCGATCTTCCAGCCCGCCGGGCTGATCGAGAAGTGAGGCATGGGGATGCTGGGCCACTTGAACTGGAAGGAGAAGAAGCCCTTGATCTTGTCGATGATCTCGCTGACCTTGTTCTTGGCGTTGGTCATCTTCTCGCTGATCGAGTTGTAGACGTTGGAGAACACGGTGCTCGCCGTGCTCTTGATGTTGTTCCACGCGGTGCTCGCATTGTTCTTCACGCCTTCCCAGAGGGTCGAGAACTTCGTCGAGAGCGGGCTGGTGATGTTGGTGCTGAACCAGCTGCCGGCCGAGTTCCATGCGTTCTTCACGCCTGTCCACGCCGTAGAGGCCGCGCTCTTGATGTTCTCCCACGAGTTGCTGAAGAAGTTCTTGACCGGCTCGGTGACGTTGGTGCTGAACCAGCTGCCGGCCGAGTTCCATGCGTTCTTGATAGCGTTCCACGCGGTAGATGCTGCCGTCTTGATCCCTTCCCAGAGTCCCGAGAAGAAGTTCGCGATCGGCTGGATGATGTTGGTGTCGAACCACGTCGCCGCCGCGTTCCATGCCGTTTTCACGGCTTCCCACGCTGTCGACGCTGCGGTCTTTATACCGTCCCAGAGGCCGGTAAAAAACCGGACGACGGGCTGGATGACGTTCGTGTCGAACCAGTTGGCCACGGCCTTCCAGACGCCCTTGATGGTGTCCCATGCCGTGCTCGCCGCGTTTTTCACGCCGTCCCAGAGGTTCTTGAAGAAGTTCACGATCGGATCGATCACGTTGGTCTTGAACCAGCCGGAGACGGCCGACCAGACGCCCTTGATCGTTTCCCATGCGTTCGTGAAGGCTTCGCTCGCGTTCTTTCCGAAGTCCTTGAACCAGTTGATCACGTTCTGGATCACCTTGACGATGCCCTTGATGACCTTCGTGAGGACTCGGACCGCAGCGACGAGGACCTTGCCGACCGTCTTGGCGATCGCTTCGAGGATCGGAGCCAGCACGCTGAGGACGTTGTCCAGCAGCCAGCTGAGCAGATCGATGATCGGCTCGAGCAGGGGCATGAGCGCCTCGAGCAGCTCGACGATGACCGGGAGGATCGCGTCGCAGAGCTCGGTGATGATAGGCATGAAGGTCTCGAGGAGCTTGACCACGATCGGGAGGACCTTCTCGATGATCTGCTGGATGATAGGCAGCAGCATTTCGAGCAGGCTGATCACGACCGGCAGGATCGCGTCGATGATCTGGCCGATGATAGGCAGCAGGGTCTCGAGCAGCTTCGTGATCACGGGTAGGACCGCGGAGATTATCTGCAGGAGGACCGGCATGAGCTTTTGGACCAGCTTGACGATGACCGGCATGATGTTCGTGATGATGACCGTCAGGATCGGGGTGAGCATCTGGATCAGCTGAACGAGGACCGGGAGGATCGAGGTCATGATCTCCACGATCGGGGGGATCAGCTCCTCCGCGATGGCTGCCGCCATGTCGAGGACTTCCGGGAGCAGCTCCTCGAGGAGGGGCATGATGCTCGGGACGATCTGCTCGACGATCGGGACCAGCTTGTCCGTCATGCGCTCGATGATCGGGATCAGGCCGTCCATCGCTTTGCTCAGGACCGGCATGAGGTCGTTGATCATCTTGAACACGGCGTTCGCGAGAGGTTTCAGAGCGACCTCGCCCTTCTGCTTGAGTAGCTGCAGCATTTCGGCGAAGTCGTAGGTGTCAGTCGCGGCGCCGTTGATCGTCTCGGTGGACGCCTTCAGCTCCGCTTCCAGATCTGCGAGGGATAGGGCTCCGGACTCGATGGCCTCGATCATGGTGGCCGCGCCCTTGGATCCGAAGATCTCGCAGGCGAGGTTGTAGGCCTCGGTGGAGTCGCTCGCGTTGAGGATCTGGTCGATGTAGGTGTCGATGCCTTCGCTCAGGTTGTCGAAGCCATCCGCGGCGGCCTTCTTGGCTGCCTTCTGCAGGCTCGTCAGGACCGTGCCGGAGTCGTAGCCGGCCTTCTCGACCTGCCCGAGGAGCGTCGCAGCGTCCTCGAAGCTGTACCCGCACTCCTGCAGGATGGCTCCGGAGCTTTGCAGCGTTCCCATGAGATCGGAGAAGCCGACGCCGGTGCTCTGGCTCACCTTGAAGATGTAGTCCATGGCGTCGCCCATGTTCTCGGCCTCGATGTCCCAGTTTTGGAAGGCCTTCGAGGAGGACTCGATGACGGTGCCGAGATCCTCGCCGAGCATATCGGCGACTTGGATCGCTTGGACGCTGATGTCCTCGAGGGCCGTGCCGGTGAGGCCGAGCCGTGTGTTGTAGTCTGCGATCGCTTTGGAGGCGTCCTCCATCGTGGTCGGGACGGAGGAGTAGACGTTGTCGAAGCTGTCGAGCAGCCCGTCCAGAGCTTCGCCGGTGGCGCCGGTGCCGATCCGGATCGTGTCCTCGACCTCGTCGAACTTGCCGCCGAGGTCCGCGAGATACTCGCCGGCCTCAAAGACGGCCTTGCCGATGGCGATGACGCCGGCCCCCACGGCCGCGCCGACGGCGATCGCTTTGACGTTCAGGCCGCCGAGCTTGTCAGTCGCGCTCTTGATGCTTTTTTCCAGACTCGGGGAGAGACTGCCCGCGATGCTGACGACGGCCTCAAGCTGTTTAGACAATGCGATCACCTCCTTTTCTGCGGCTTATATAGCCGCGGCTTGTTTCCTTGCTTTTGTTTCTGCCGCTCCTGCTCCTCGCTGAGCTGTTCAGCGGCTTCCGCGTACTCCACGAGGAAGTCGATCAGGCTTTTTCTTTCGAGCTCTGTGACGCCGGTGTGGTAGACGCGGGCGTAGTCCCGGAGGGCTCTGCGGACTCGCTTGCCTGTGACTCCTCGTCCTCCGATTTCAGAATAAAATTTCGGCCGATCCCCGTGACCTCCACGACGTCCGCGCCATGGAGACGCTCGAGATCCGACCAGTCGATCTCGGGGTTGACCGCGATGATCGCAGCGAAGCCGAGATAGAGGTGCAGGCCGAAGTCGAACTCGACCGCGGGCGTGATGTTCACGGAGCGGCCGGCGGCGGTCTTGCGCTTCGCCTCAGCTTCGACGAAGCCGATGGCGGTGATCGCGTTGGTGTCATAGGTCAGCTCCTTGACCTGCTTGCCGTTGATGGTGATCGGGTTCTTCAGTTTGATGCTGTTCATGGTGGTCTCCTTTCATTTTCCGGCACAAAAAGCCCCGACCGACGACGGCCGGGGCTCCCGTGCTTGTTGCCTGCATTAGAGCAGGCTGCTGATCTGCTTGTAGTAGTCGACGCCGTTGATCTTCAGGGTCGGAGCGAGGCGGTCGACGCAGAGCACCTCGGCGCCGTTGCAATAGATCTGCATCCGGCTCACGTTGTAGGTGCTTTCCATTTCGGACGCGCTGCCGATCTCCACGCCGAGGTCCGGGGTGGAGGCGGGCATGGTCCTGATGAAGGCCTTGCAGCCTTCCTGCGAGACGCTGCCGTCGCTCTTGACGACGCTCTGGACCCAGCGGAACTCGATGGTGTGCTTGACCAGCCGGTTCATCTTGCTGAAGCCCATGTCGAGGCCGACCTTGGTGATCGACGCCTGCATATTCTCGAGCAGTCCGATCAGGGGGACGCTCATGTTGCCGAGTGCCTGCACATCGGCGCTCAGGAAGCTGAGGCCGGGCAGGGTAAAGCTCACGTCTTTGGCGCAGAGAGCGCCGTCGCAGTAGACGGTGTCAGCGACTACCGCGCCTTTGATGTCCATCCATGCCATGATTATTCACCTCCAAAATAGGCCGCGAAGCCGTCGTCGGTGTAGCAGACGCGAGCGGTGCCGCTCTTGAACGGCGGCGTGTTCGTGAACTGGATGTCGAACACGAAGTCGCCCTGCATGATGTCGTTGGTGCTGTTCGCGCTCTCGAGGAACTCCACGGAGGGGTCCCCGATGATGGCGCCCAGACCGACGAGACGATCGAGCTCCTCATTTTCTGCGTTGATGATGCTGTCCTTCAGGCCGAGAGTCATCGGGCCGTCGATCTCCGTGCCGTGGCGGCGCTGGAAGCCGTTGGTGATGAACTCGAGCATCCGGAAGTTGACGTCGAAGATCGCCCTCGGGTCCATGGTGGTCCCGTACTTATAGGCGGCCGTGTGAGGTCCCCAGAGCACCCAGCGGCCATCCCAGAAGCAGAGGGAGGTGATGCCGACCTCGTTCAGGTCGTTGACCTCCACCTGATCGTAGCCGGGGTTGCTGACGCCGGCGCCGAAGTACTGACCGGTGGCCATGATCTCCTTGTTGGAGGGGCTCTCCATCGGGACGGACTCGTGGCTCAGGTCGACGCGCAGCATGGTCGCAGCGCAGGTCGTGGAGAGGTGGTAGACCTTCCCGGCGCCGTCGATCTTCTGAGGCCAGCAGACCTTCGAGCGCTCGGAGACGTAGCCGTTGGTCGTCTGCCACGCCTTCGCCTTGGCGATGGTGTCGACGGTCGAGCCGACGGGGATGTCCGCGATGACGAAGGCCTCCCAGTGTCCGTTGATCTTCTGAGACGCCGCGACCATAGCGGTGTAGACGTCGGGATCCTCGGACCAGCCGGGGGCGGCGATCAGGTTGGGGACGGCGTTGTACTTGGTGTAGAGCTGCTTGATCGCAGCGAGGCCGGTCGATGTGCCGTCAGCATTGACCGCGCCGATGATGGTCGTGGCGGTGATGCCGCTGGTGGCGACCGGGTAGTAGGTGACTGTCTCAGTCGCGCTTAGCGTGGTGATCGGGGTGATCACGACCACGTCGTCGTCCGGATCATAGGCGACGGAGAAGTTG